CTGCAGTAGACCCTGTAATATGAGTCCCTTGCTGCCAGTTATTAGATATAAAGTTACTTGTAGTTACTGGTGTACTTAATTGACGGTATGCACGTCTTGCCGAGATATAACGTTCAACTGTTACATCGCCTGTAAAAGCACCTGTTCCTGAACCTATGTAGGCAGACCCTGTAGCATCCGATTGTAAGGTCATGCTTCCGTCAACAATAACAGTTCCGTTATTAGTAATTACCACTGTTGGGCTTATGCTTAAAGCGGCTCCACTCTCAATAGTTAAACTTAAACCATTTGCTAAACTCAGGTTTTGACCTATAGTTAATACAGGATAATGACTCAATCCACCTGGAATCATAACATTATCACTAGGTGCTAAACCTGGTGCATTATCATTATCCCAGTTACCTATAGTGGCCCAATCTGTATTGATTGCTCCATTCCAAGTGATACCATCATCAGCAAAATTAAAATTTGTGAAAGCAACCACAGATAAGGCTGCATTAGGAGCTAAAGATATCCAGTTAGTCATATCTTGAAGTTTAGTTCTTGTTACAGCATCTCTTAAATTAGCTGGGTCAAACATATACTCAACTCTATCTAGACCAACAAAACTATCGCCGTCATCTGGAAAATCATCTACAACTAAAGCATTAGGGAAGTCTACAAGGGGGCTTTCAGATGCTGGAATTGTTCCTCCATTTTGAGCTGGTGGAATTCCTGAACCGGTGTACAATACTGAATAAACCTCAGTAACGCCGTTAGTGGCATCTTCATCATCATCAGAATAAGCGTATAAGCCATCACCATTTGTAGCTATACTAAAACCCGCATTACCTGTAGCTGAAGAAATTGTTGCAATACCACAGTCTCCTTTAGTGCAACTAGTTGAAAGCACGTTTATACTGGTCTCTTTTAGAAATACAACAACACCTGTACTAAGTCCACCAGTACCTACCTGATACCTTACAACCGATTCTCCCGTTGGAAAACCATTAAAAGTAAACGCATTAGTTCCTGAATTGTATGGATTATCAGTAAAATATATAATATCTCCTTCCGGAATGTCTTCGGTTGCCACAAAGGAAAAACCATCGTTGGCTGTATGATTCATTCCTACTATAACCACTTTTTGCGAAAAACAAAACGTAGCTACAAAAAGAGCAACCATTAATAAAGTATTTTTTTTCATAATAAGATGTTTTTTAATTTCTAGAAGGGTATGTCCCTTGCAAGGCGATGATATAATTTACTGCTAAAATAGGCTGTACATTTGTATGAGATTGATTAAATCCTGTATTACCCACAGTACTAACACTACTAGAATTGCTACCTAAGTATTTGTTATCTGTTGCCGTTGTACTAAAAGCATTTAAATGACTGGTTGCATGTTGTCCATTTCCAATACCTTCTTCTCCTGTTGAGGTATTAACTGCAATTTCTGTTGTGGAAGTTGCGGGATGGTTATGACTAGGCAGTTGGTTGATAGTTAATGTTTCATTTTCTGTTCCAAATTTTGAACCAAGTGTATGGTTGCTTAACCCAGGCCCTCGACCTTCATGCATGGCTATACGCCCTCTTAAATCTGGTAAGCCAAATGTGGTTCTGCCATCACCACCATAGGTAGTTCCTAAAAGTGAGAATAAGGCTGTGTTTTGGGAGATAGGCAGTAATTGCCCTTGACAAAATGCCCAACCTCTAGGAGGAAAATTTCCGGCAAACATTACAATTTCACCAATAAAAGGATCAGATTGTGCCTGCATCTGGTTAGTATTTGCAAACGAAGCCATTACTATAAATAAAAATATAATTTGTTTTTTCATGATTTTAGGTTTTAATTTCTTGAGGGAAAAAGCCCTTGTAAGGCGATAATATAATGAATGGCAACACTTGGTTGCATATTGTTATGCGATTGGCTTCCTCCAGCATTATCTACTACTATTGTAGAACTTGCACCTGCAAGAGAAGCTCCCGGTGTAGCACTTGAATTAAAAGCATCAGGATGGTTTGCTAAAACATTACCATTAGCATTCAACTCTGTATCAGCATCTGTACTTACCGCTATTTGCGCTGTGGTACTTGCTGTGTGATTATGTTGAGGAATTTGTGCTGTATTCAAAGTTACAGTCTCTACTCCAAATCTTGCTCCCAATCGTCGGTCTGATAATCCCGGACCGTTCCCTGCACTTACTGGAGCCCGACCTCTTAAATCTGGTAATGCAAATGTGGTTCTACCATCACCACCATATGTAGTTCCTAAAATTGAAAATAAAGCTTGATTTTGGTTAATAGGCAATAATTGCCCTTCACAAAATGCCCAACCTCTTGGTGCAAAGGTACCAGCAAACATTACAATATTGCCTAGATATGGTTCTTGTGCCTGTGTTTGGTTAGTGCTTAAAAAAGACGCTAACACAATGCATGAAAGTATAATTTGTTTTTTCATAATCTTATTTTTTAACTTCTAGAAGGATATATTCCGATTAATGCGATAATGTAATTAACCGTTTGAGAAGGTTGCACATTATTATGCGATTGACCCCCACCAGTGTTATTGATGGTTGTAGTTGATGATACCCCCTCTAACTTTGCTCCAGACGTAGCATCTTCGTTAAAACCACCAAGGTGATTAGAAATATATTGCTCATCGCTATTATCACTTGCACCGACTTCATTACTAAGGTCAACCAGCGATGACGCTGTTGTTGATAGATGATTATGACTTGGCATTTGTGCAACACTTAACGTTTCTCTTTCAGAGCCAAGTTTTTGTCCTAATCTTCTACTAGTCAATCCAGGACCGTTTCCTGGACCAATAACCGCTCTACCTCTTAAATCTGGCAAGGCAAATGTTGTTCTGCCATCACCCCCGTAGGTGGTGCCTAAAAGCGAAAATAAAGCAGTGTTTTGTGCTATTGGTAACAATTGTCCATCACAAAATGCCCAACCTCTGGGTGCAAAATTTCCTCCAAACATAATCACTTCTCCTATAAAAGGAGTTGTTTGAGCTTGTGTTTGGTTTGTCCCACAAAATAGTGTGAGTACAATAATTAATAGTGTAATTTGTTTTTTCATAATATTTTATTTTTTTTTCAACTTAATTAATATTTGTAGGTTAACAACCTACAATTTTCAAGAATTAATACTTATTTAAATTCTTTTACTTATTAAAAACAAGCAAACCGCTTTATGTTAATTTGTAAAAACAATAAAAGGTATTATTCTTATTTACTGTGCTAAATCAATTTTGTTTATAATTGAAAGATCCTGAGACTTGGAGAGGAATAATTTGTATCTTATTTAGTGTTAAATTTAATCCCTTAATAGGAATAATTAAATAAAACAATTGATTAATAGCTTTGTAAATAAAAAAGGTTTTTATCAGTTAATCAATGTATTCCTTAATTTTTCGTTAAAGTCTATGTTTTATTCTTTAAAAGGTTAAAAATCCATTTCTAAAAATGTAAGTATTTTATGATAAATGTTAGTTCGCTAAATTTTAATATCATGTCATAAAATACTTTGTATAATCTAAAAGGCGAATGTTAAGGGACACCTTATTGAAAGGAGTGAATTGACTTAAAGCAATTTGTTCTATATTTAGTCATTATAAAAACAAAAGGTACTTGTGAAACATTTAATTCTTGTTCTATTTTTATTGTTTTTCAATTTAATTTCCGCACAAATACCTTCTGGATATTATGCTTCTATTTTAGATTTAGCTGATGATAATCTCAAGTTTGAGTTAAATCAAATTATAGATAATCACATAGAATTTACTTATACGAGTTCAAATACAGATGTTTGGGATATCTTAAAAGAGACTGATAGAGACCCTAATAATTCAGAAAATGTAATTCTTATTTATTCAGGATTATCTATCAATGCTGCTCAAGAATACAATAATGCAAATGGTTGGACAAGAGAGCATATTTGGGCTAAATCTCGTGGTGATTTTGGCACTTATACTGGAGTTGGACCAATTGGCAAAGGTAATTCACAAGGACTTGCTGGTGAAATTGGACTAGGTAAAGTTGTTGCCTTAGGTGATTCCAATGGTTTTGTAGCAATGATATTTGAAGAAAATGATGGTTCAAAACAAGCGGCTGGAATGAACCTTAAAGAATATGATTGGAAACAATTTGTATTAAATACTTTACATTGGCTTTCAGGAAAATAGAATAATACGTGTGGTAACACCTTGTATAATTCATTGCTTGGTCACTGCCAACTTACGAAGGCCGAACACCCTAAAAAGAGTAATAGTTAATTTCTATTAATTTAATAATTGGTTTAGAAACTGTAAAAAGAGCAAAAACTCTATATTCAAGTCAATGTAGATAGTGTATGAAATGTACGTATAAAAAAATAAAAATATTTTAGCACTAAAACAGCCTTAATTCTTAATTTTTCTGTAAATATTCTGCAAATACACAAAACAAAAAAGGCTTACATCTCTGTAAACCTTTATTATCCTTAGTGACCTCGACTGGATTCAAACCAGTAACCTCTTGAGCCGTAATCAAGTGCGCTATTCAGTTGCGCCACGAGGCCATTTTTCGTGGGTGCAAATATACATTTTTTATTAAAACACTACCAAATCTTATTTCAATTTAATGAGATTTTTAATTATTCCTAAGAGTCAGGAATTAATATTCATTAAGTAACTTATCTTACAAGATATAACAATATTAAATACTAATTTTATGGTGTTTTATAGCGAGTCGGATATTGATAGTCACAAAATAACCATAATTATTGACGATTTTGAATTGATTTTAAGACGGTAAAAAGAGGTAGCAAATAAAGTATAATTATCCCATTTTCAATTTTTAAAATATTGATATAATATTCAATTTAATCACAGAATTCAATAAAAATCAAAAAATAAACAGTCCTTCTAAGTTGGTGGAGGCTCATATCTAAAAATAATAAAAATATTAAATATATATTTTGGAAAAATTGTTGGTTTAACCTTCTATGTAAATCAAAACTGGATGTGGTTTACGGTGTTTATTGGTATAAACTTAATTCTATCACGATTTAAAAATAATATTAATAAAACTGGCTGTAAAGTAAGAAGGAGGTAGTTATTCCACTTTCTAATTAAATAATTTAGTTTAAAAATATTTTAAAATTCCCACAATAAATTAATTCAATTTTAAATTGTTAT